CATTATTGGTAAATGCTATTACAAGACTAGATGGTAGCACACACCACCTAATCCATTTCAATTTACGCGGTATCTTGGGCGTGTCACTCATATTTGCACTCATGCTTTTCATCTGGGTTAAAGTTGCAGAAGTAGCATCCTGCGTTTAATCCACAGGTTTTGCACAGGTACTTGAATTGGATGCTGTCACAGCATGCGTTATACACACCTTTATCCATAATTGTGTAAAACTTCTCACCAAGCTGTTTAGTCATTTATCTTTACCCCATCCTGTGCCTTTAAATATGAGTCCAGGCGCGCTAAACACGCGGCCCATTGGGTAACTGCAACATAATGGCGCACTATCGCCGTGTGTACTTACCGGGTGATTAAGCTCTAACTCACCGCCGCATTGATCGCATCGATACAAGTAACTAGGCATCTATTTAATTCCTAACGAGATTAGGGTTAGCACTACTGTTCCAGTAATTAGGGCAACGCCCATGCAGATAAAAGCGAAAGCGATCGCGATTTCCATAAAATCTAAATCCCTAAACATCTTGCACCGTGTTAGGCATGACTGTGTAGGCAGCCTCGCACTTCTCGCACTTAATGATAATGATAGGGATTGCACCATTAACCAGGTGTACTGCCATCTCTGGCTGGTCTGGGTCGCAGTTGCAACGTATTTCAAGGTTATTAGTCTTAGTCATGTAATAACTCCTCAGCTGTAGGTACTTGGCTATCTAGTAGCATCTCTATGCCCATAACGCCACAGCCTAAACATTGTACGCATACAACATTAGGCGGCAGGTTTATAAATTCATCTACGATTTTATGAGTCTGCATCCCTTTACCTATCTTGGCGCAGACACGACAGTTAATCCTCAGTAATGCCATATACAGACTTCCTTAATGTATCCATCTCGAATAACTCACGCTGAGATATCCAGAAATTACCATCGGCAGGGTTGTAATACTTGGCCTTCTTAGCCCATAGCACGGGCATCCAGCCTATTATCTGGTAAACAGGTGACTTATTTACGCACAATATGGCTACATCGGTGAGGCGTGGGTAATCCTTATGGATGATCAAATGCCCATTGATATATTTAGTCCACTTAACTTCAAAGCCTAGATTGCCTACCTGTATATCAGGTGCATCGTGAAAAGTATTTACGGTAGGTATGAAATTACGGATACCCATGTACTGCGCGACTGCGATCTCAGCCCCGGCAGCTTCACTATGCTCAGCTACAAACTCATGAAAATTTATCTTAGTGTTATAGCGGCCAGCATGGTCAGGTGTATTAGCCTTCTCGCCTGTGCTACGAGCAAAGCCACTAGCTGCAGCCTGTAACTCCTGCGATCGATCTAAGATTACCTGGACTATCTGTGCCATCTCGGTTATAGCCATATTGGTTTGCATTGGTCGCTGCGTGACTTACTGCTACAGGTATAACCCCGATATTTTTGCCCCGTTTTCGGGCTTACGCCTTCTTTGTAAACCATCCGACCGTGTGAGCAGATAGGGGCAGCATCTACGATCTCGCCTCCTAATTGCGCTTTAATGTCTGCAATAGTTTCTGCAGCTGGGCGCACACTTCCCACGGCCTCAGGCCTTACAGCTGTAGCCGTTGCCCATAGATCAACCTCTACTGCAGGTGCAGCCGCTAGGCGTTCGACCTTCTCCATATCTTGACGTGTAGGCCGTTGCTCACTTGGCATGAGCAGACCTATGCACCTTCCTATCGCGCTTGTACTGCAGTTCTCGATCCAGAAATCCCTGTTTACGCCTCGATCACTACGCGCTTCATAGGCATAATCGACAGCTGCCGGTACTACATCTTCATGCTCACGAAATACGCTAGCCCGAATAATGACGTAGCCATCTTTGACATTTAACTCCACGATCTCGGTAATTATTCTGCCTGAGATATGGGTTTCCCTGAACCGCTTGATCCGGCTGTTTACATCCTCGTAGTTATCCAGGTTAAATGTCATGAGTTTTTAACTATCTCTGTGGCACGGCTAAACGCAGCTCTTAATCCTGAGGCGCGGCCACGATTAAAGCCATCTTTAACGCCTTCTTTGTAACCTATTGACCAGCCCACTAACAGCCAAGCCACGCTAACTATTAAAATCAGTAGTGCTACTTTTTCTATATCCATTTACTTCGCCCTTGTTTGGGTTAAGCCGTGCTACACCGAATTAGGTAGCCCTGCCTAACGTGTAAATTAAGGGTAAAGCCTAGGTATGACAGCGGTCAATAACCGACACGCTAACGGCTTAGCAAAATTTCGTAGATCGAGTCAACCTTGGCCTCTATACGATCGACACGGCCGCGTAGATTATGGCCGCCGTTGCCATCTGTGCGTAACTCACTTAGGTAATACTTGACTAGATGACGTACCAGCCCAGCCGCAAACCCCATAAGCGTACAAATACCTATGGCTATTGCTAATAGCGACTGGGCGGCAGTCATTACTTAACGCCGAAAGTGTTATCGGATGGATTCATGGCTCGCAATAATGGGCCAAGTAATCCTGCTACAAATGCATTAGCCAGGGTCTTAGGGTCGGTGATCCCAGACATGTAAAGCGCAGCTGCGCAGCTAGCGGCAGCTCTTAGGTATGACAGGCCAGCGGCCATTAATTGATCTTTCATGGTCTTACTCCTAAATGCCCTTAGTTGATTTGTGACAATACCGCAACGGTATGTGTACCGCTGGCAGCAATAGCATATAAGGCTTCATGATCTCCGACCGTTACGGTTAGTTTATCGTCATTATTTATCTTGTATCCATTGGCTGTAGTTACGTTACTTCCACCTAAATAGATTGCACCGCCACCTAAGTTATGCAGGTTTGCAGTCTGATCGAAATTGCTTGCTGCAACGATAACTGTGGCTGTAGTGGTTACGGTTACTTGTGCGCTAGTCGGCATAATTTAATCCTAACTTTTCTATTAGTTTTGCTGTCTTTAAAGGGTTTTGTGCTATCTCGAAATGCATTTCGTCTTTACGGCTACGGTAATCGCCGCCCCAGGTAAGGCCATATTTCTTAGCTAGTGCCTGGATCATTGGCACTTTTTCAGCTGGGAAAGTACCAGCCTTGCCTAATGGATGCTTAGATGCGTTTAGATCAATAGCCGTACCGCTACTGTGGTTACTTAATTTGTCAGTAGTGCCGCGTACCATGCGGTAGCAGTAGCCCCAATCATCCAATGTGCCGCCATCGATCGGCTCGATCAATTCGTGAAAATCCTCAGCAAAAGCAACCAGTAACGGCGCAGCAAAATAAGCGCAGCGCAGCTTTACATGGCTGCCCTTGATTGCGTAAGACTTGATACGGATCGACTCAACATCCTTAGATGCTGGCCAGCCGTTATAGCTTGTCGCTTGGCTCATTTGCCGCTAATTGCGCTTCGTAATCGGATTTCAGCATTGAGGTATATTCCCCGTTGCCTCGATCGATAATCGCGTGTTCTACTTCTATGCCGTCAATACCGGCAATTTTAATAAAAGTTACATTGTCCATTGTCATCTCCTATAGTTCCGCGCTAAAGCCGATATAACCAGCTGGCGATGGGTATAAATAACCAATTCTGCCAACAGTAAAGGCAGCTGATCCATGTGTATATCGAACCGCTGCTATTTTGTTAGAACCACCAAATAAGGTAAATGTTCCTGTGTTATATGAAGTACCGCTAACAACATCATAAGCGTTGGCATTTGAGTAATCTAAGGCAGTTGGTTTTACTCGCATTTCAACGGGTATATTGTAAGGCGTATCCAATACAGTAGTTGAAACAAAAGCACCATAATTACCATAAGAAACACCACTATTTACGTCATATCGAACGTAATATCGCTGGCATAACGCCAATTCTCCACCGATTGAACCGCTAGCAGTTTGGAAAGGTGAAGCAGTTGAGCCAGTAGATGCAGCTTCTAGTTGCCAGCCCCAAGTTTGAAAAGTGTTATTCTGCAACATCGATCCAAAAGCACCATCAAAAGTGGTTGAACCAGCTGAAACAATTAAACTTATCTTTAAAGCATTGTCTCCAGCTGTTCCTATAGTTTTGCCGCTAATAGAAGGCACAGCAACAGTCGCCGA